CAGCTTCGTTAAATTGAAGCACTGCTGCTCGTCCAACCTTTGTGCCTACAGCGACATTGGATTTATCCAAGGTAAATCCACCCTGAACGGAACGAGTTGCGTCATCAATTTGGAAAACAGGAATTTCACCTGAATAAGTAGTCTCTTTAATTCTCATTTTTCGCTTCTTTAGCAGGCTCCTTGGTTGAAGCCCAGTTATCCAACTTAGATTGAGTTTCTTTGGAAACTTTGCCGGATGATGCGGAGCCAGCAGGCTTACCAGTAGAATTGCTATTGGCTTCCTGAACAGAAATGGTTTTGCTAAACTCTACCAAATCGTTCAAACTGTCCTCAAACTCATCTTCTGATTTTGGGAGCCATTTATCGCGAAGTTTATCATTTTTGATACCCTTGTCTTCAACAGCTTTTGCCCACTTTTGAGCAAGTGTTTCTTGCTTTTTTTCTGACTTTAAGGTTGTGATCTCATCTTTCAACTCTTTTAGGAGTTTTAGAGTTGGATCTTCATCATCGGTTTTTTCCTTTTTCTCTGGTTGCTCTTGGTTGCCCCCTTTTTCTGCTTTTGCTTTGGCTACAGCGGTATTAACTCGGTTGTCAATATCTCCCTGAAAAGCTTTAAGCAAATTTTCGACCCCACCAATGGTGGTTTCAATTTGATCTTCTTCCGTTACGGTTGTTGCTAAAAAATCAGCGACCCCCGAAAAGGCTTTATCCCCAAACCCTAGGTTTTTGTACTTAGTTTTTAAGGCTGATAATATCTTTTCTTTCATTATGTAATTAATGTTATTTTAACATATTTACATACAAAATAATGGCATTGACAAAGCTTATGATAAGGAAATTTGGTTTATTCTATTGATAAGTGGGAGTTATCAATTTTATAATAAAAATCCCCTAGGATTTAGTAATTCTTGGGGGATTATGGTATCAAATAATTGTACGCTGTATTTCTGTCCTTTTCAATCTCTACTTTTTGTCTTTTGACTAGATTGAGCTTTATTGGTTTGACTTCACTTTCTTTCTGCCAGCCTAACCTATGTCCTTTTGCTTTTTTTTGTTTCATTTAAAATATTATATTTGAATCATTATTTTCCTAAAAATCAAAATTATGCAACTAAGCGAATTTATCAAAGATGTAATAACAAACATCTATGAGGGCATTTCCTCAGCTAAAGAATCTACCGGAAAAAATATACTTCCCCAAGGAGGGCTAGTGTCTGAAGGTATACCTTATGTAAAAAGTGGAATTGGCCCCACTTCTAAACCAACAATGATATCCAATATTGAATTTGAAGTATCATTAACAGATGGAACAAAAGACGGGGTCAATGGCGGTATAGGTGTTTTATTAGGAGCATTGACTCTTGGTGCCAAGGGTAATAGTGAAACTGAACAGACATCATTGTCAAAGATAAAATTCAATGTCCCTATAGAGCTTAATTAGATCCTTTGGACACCCACTTATAAAGCCATTCTATTGTAGCCAGGAACTCACCACCTGGCACATGGGCTTTTAATGTCTTTTCTACACACCATTTACGCAGTTTAACCGATTTACGATTACTAAGGTAGTTTATTATCTTTTTCATACTTATTTCCTCTTATAATTCCTTTGAGCCAACTTATGCTGCTCACGGATGTATTTTGGTTTCTTTTCTTTCCAATGAAATTGCTTTACTTCATTTATAATTATTGGATCTGCAGAAGCGAATTCTATAAGACTTCCCCTTTTTAGCAATTCTAGATCAGACTCAATAATACTTATTTTAGTTGCTTTCTGTAACACTTCTACTGCTTCGATTAAATCCACTCCAGCTTTATTAAGAACAATGGAAGCTTCTTGTAATCGTATCATTTGACAGCCTGTCAAACCAACATTTGCTCCGATAATCAATACTTTTCGCATACCTACCTTATTTTATACCAAAAATTAATCAAAAAAGCCCCTATAAGAACATGAACCAGTAAGAATATACCTTTCTCCCACTTGGTAGATAATTCGTCCATACCGGAGCTAATTAGGTTCACATGCATAAGCATTGATATAATATTCAGTGCCATTGTGCCGAACATAAATACTATTGAGAATATTGCTAGTGTTTCCATAATCATTTGCTTAGTTTTACCGCTCCTCCTTTGTCCTGAAAAAGGTATTCAACAGAATCAACCTCTATTATAGTGTACCAGGTTCCACCCCATGATCTATACTCTTTTAACTTGATCCGTCCTCCATCGTCATCACCTTTAAATTCCTTTGTTTTAGTGGTACAGGAGAACGCTAACGACAATAAAGCTATTGCAGCCACTGCTAATAATAATCTTGATGTTGTTTTCATATTTAGTCGATTGGTTCAATAGATTTGATGCTTATTTTTTCATGGGTGTTTATAGTTACTTTTACTTTTTCAGATGATTCGTCCACACCAATAAGTTCAGTCACTTGGTTAAGGAGCTTTACAGCCTCAAACATTTTTTGGACATTCTCATAATCTTGGTCAGTCAGAACGTTTTCACCGCATTTAGGACATGGCTTATTTAACCAATCCAAATATTGATCGGATCTTACTGTTTCATCTTTCCAATCGCATTTTGGGTTATCGCATATCAACCCCATTTCTTGAACTTCAATAGTATTTTCCATTTTATAATTGATTTAATAATACTTCTATTCCATTTCCACAACGGCGGCCTACGTTTGAAAAAACCGTGAGGTGTTTGGGAGACAACCCCACGGCTAACCAATTATAAACCTAAATTATGAAAAGTATTTGCCAAGGGGACGGAGTCGAACCGCCATCATAAAGCAATCAAGCTTCACGTAATACCATTATACTATCCCTTCATTTGCCTGTCTTTCCAGGCTGTCATATCCTTCAAGCAGATAATACTGATGGTTCCGCCAACGATATGCTTCCACCAACAAGTATGCATACCATCCAAGGTTTGTGGAACCTGAGGAATCGAACCTCATCGTGAATGTGTCTGCGTTATTTCAGCACCGGATCAAGAAGCGCGATAACCCGTCTCTTTTACTTTAATGCTAATATTCACTTATCTACCAAGAAGCCCCAATTTTCCAACGATTCAGTTTCACAACTGTAAGTTGGGCAATAGTCATATCTTTTGGACCTTATGACTATTGAAATCTACCTAAAAAGGTAGCACGAAAGTATTTGAATTTTTCGTGGAGGTAAAAGGATTCGAACCTTTATGATGCCTGCTACCTAGCTAGTGTAGTCACGGTAAGCATCACCTACGTGATTAGGCGTCTACCTAGTTTATCATTGAGAGCCTCGACCCTTTAAAAAACTTTTTCCGCCATACCTCCAATTTAAAAGCAAGGGCAGGATTGGTTACCTGCAAATACCGTTCACCTACTCTCTATTGATTAGCATCACACGCGATCCTTTCGGATTGCAGTTGTTGGTTCTCGTCAATTTCAATACGTGTACTGCCTTTTGTGACAGCTTCTCACATCGTGACATGCGTTTGGTTTGCGCCACCTTGCTTTATGTTTTTAACCTATCTAATCCTTGCCACAGGAAAGCTATAAATCAGTGCCACTTAATTATACTGACCTTAATGTATTTGTCTTTCGATGATACAAGCTGGGCTTTATAACTTCTAATTCAAGACTACCACTTGGCATGTGGAGCAATACAAACACGACCCTCGGGGTATTAAACAACAATTTGCAAGTGACCCCTCTGCGCCGATATTGTAATACTGTCTATCATTAGTTAGATAGGTTATATTTTCAAAGCAGACCAATCACGAACATTTGTGAGATTACACCGTGGGGCGGATACATTAACACATCCATAATGCATTTACATCCCAAGTCGCGCCAGTGCAGTGATTAGCCTACTTTATTTATATCTTCAAAGAACAATCTTTCGCGGTATATACGGGATTCGAACCCGTGATCTCTCGGCTGACAACCGAGCACTCTAACCAACTGAGCCAATAGACCTTTTTTTTGTAGAAAAGCCAACTCCGTAAAATTGGCTTTTCTATTTTCTCTTTTTTCTATTCACCTATAACTTTCTAATTGTAGGCGGTACGTTGGCATTCGGGGTAATATCAGACTGATATCCCGATAGTGTTTCGTCTTCTGATAATACAGTTGCCATTTTGCCGTATTGAGGTTCAACGGAAGGTGTTACACCGTCAAGGATAGCCACGATTTGCGAACTATCTAAACCTTTCTTTAACTCAATGGGCTTATTCTTATCGAATGAAGCGTACACAGTGCCAACCATTAAAAAAGAGAACATCCCGATCAATGCAATTGCAATAAATCTTTTCATTCTAAAATGGTTTTAATAAAACAATGAACTATTGTGCTGTCTTTCCAGCTGTCTTAATTTTTTGCCTTTCGACTTCCCAACCGACTACGTGTCGTTTGCTTCTCGCTATTGGGGTTTAATCCATTTGATAATACACACTACTATCAACGTTTTGACTTTTTAGATAAGCATCTGCCCTATCAACCATTCGTGATCTTCTGTTCGCCTGACCGCTTAAATGTATGCCTACAAAATAGCTTCCTTTCCACATCTTTGACTCAATCTTGTCAATTGAAAACTTACTGATCAATTTAAGGTGATCAATGAATTTCCTTGATTTATCTGAAAGATCAATTGTTAGGCTATCAAGATTGCACGTTCCACCGTCTTCACTTTCACCATCTTTCTGCGCTTCATCATTGGCAATATCAATATACTTAGCTAATGATACCACTTCGTCAGATGCTGTATATTTCGCTACCATCTTATTATGAGTTGATTCTGCTTTTTTAGCAGTCTTCGACCTTATACACTCGCATTCATCCTCAATTCTTGGATCGAAAACAATTGTTTCAAATTCACCTGATGGAAGCAATATTGTGCTAACTCTGTAATAAAGATTGGTTGTTGATTTAATATCCATAACTGTGTTTATTATATTTTCCTCTTATTTGTTAAACAAAGTTATACATTGTTGATATTATTTGCAAATATTTTTTAAACTTTTTTCTAACTATTTTTTCATTGGTAATAAAAAAGGCTGCCTAACCTAGATTAAACAGCCCAAAAACACAAAATTAACACTAACCCAATGTAAATTCTAATATATGTAAATTATGCTAAATTCACATTATTTTGTTTAATATTTTTCTCTTTTTCTTCAATATCCTTTAAAACCTCTTTGATTTCTTCCTCGGCATCCCTTACCAGTGTTGACATAGAGATCATTGTCTTCCTGGATATCATACCGGCTTCGAAAGCTTTAATCAACATATCATTATATTCTACTTCATTAACAGGCATGAAGCTTTTGAAAATCGGCTTAAGGTCAATCGCCACATTGACAAACTCCATCGGTGACAGAGACATGACGATCTTCTTTATTAGGTTTAAACGCCTCT